TTATGAGTTCTTTGCAATTGAAAACCCAAATGGTGTATCATTGACATCTGCATGGAATAGATACAAAGACTATTGTGAAGAAGCAAGAGTTCCTTATCCTTTTAGTAAAAGATTATTTAAGATTGAACTTAAAAATTATTTTGATGAATTTAAAGAAAGATATGATTCTAATAATAGGAATATGTATTTGGGTTTTAAAAAGGACAAGTTTAAATATGTTCCTTTAATAAGTCCTGAAGATATTCCTAAGAAAGAATCTTGGCTTAAATTTAATAAGAGTAAATCTTTGTTTGATGATATTTTTAAAGATTGCCCAGCTCAATTATGTAATGAGTCAGGAACCCCATTAACAAAATGGAGCGAATGTACAACAGTCTTAAAAGATATTTCTTCTGGAGATTTACATTATGTTAAAGTTCCAAAGAATCTTATAGTGATTGATTTTGATATTAAGGATGAAGAAGGTAACAAGAGTTATGAGTTAAATTATCAAGCTGCTAGTAGATGGCCACAAACATATGCTGAATTAAGTAAAAGTGGTGCAGGAATACATTTACATTATATTTATGATGGAGATGTTGAAATGCTTTCTCGTCTTTATGATGAGGATATTGAAATAAAAGTATTTAAAGGTAATTCTTCATTAAGAAGAATGCTTACTAAATGTAATGATATTTCAATTGCTCATATTAATTCTGGGTTACCTTTGAAAGAGGAAAAGAAAGTGGTAACAGAAAGTATTATTAAAGATGAGAAACACCTGAGAGCAAAGATAATTAAAGCTCTTAGAAAAGAAGTGCACCCTGCAACTAAGCCTAATATGGATTATATTTGTATGGTCCTTGATGAAGCTTATAAATCTGGAATGAAGTATGATGTAACAGATATGGCTCCTGATATTCAGTTGTTTGCTCTTAATAGTACACATCAAGCAGACTATTGTCTTAATCTTATTAATAAAATGCATTTTGCATCAGATGAAGCAAGTACAAGTATTAATGGAAAAGATGATATGCCTATTATATTTTATGATGTAGAGATCTTTCCTAATGTATTTATATTATGTTGGAAGAAGATAAATTCAGATAATGTAATAAAGATGATTAATCCATCACCAGATGATATTAATAGTTTAATTAAATATCGCTTGGTTGGATTTAATAACAGAAGATACGATAATCATATTTTATATGCTAGATTGATGGGCTATAATAATGAGCAGCTATATAATCTAAGTCAAAGAATTATAGCAGGTGATAAGAATGCATTCTTTGGTGAAGCATATAGTTTGAGTTACACTGATATTTATGACTTTCTTAATTCAGGTAATAAGATGAGTCTTAAGAAATGGGAAATTAAACTTGGTATTCACCATCAGGAATCATCATATCCTTGGGATCAACCTTTAGCAGAAGAACATTGGGAAGAAGTAGCCGGATATTGTACAAATGATGTAAAAGCAACAGAAGCAGTATGGTTTGCTAATCAAGAAGACTGGATGGCTCGAGAGATTCTTGCCGATCTTTCTGGTTTGAGTGTAAATGATACAACTAATCAGCATACAACAAAGATAATAGTTGGTAATGCTAAGAAACCTCAAGAAGAGTATATTTATACTGACTTATCAACTATATTTCCTGGTTATGAGTTTTCTCCTTATGGAATAGATAAGACCAAGTATAATGATGGAACTAAGATTGTATCTGGTAAGTCTTTATATTTAGGAGAAGATCCTGGAGAAGGAGGTTATGTATATTCTGAACCAGGTTCGTATACAAATGTAGCACTTCTTGATATTGCTTCTATGCATCCTCATAGTTTAATTAGACTTAACATGTTTGGAGATAAATATACAGCCAAGTTTAAAGAGCTTGTTGATATTCGTATATTGATTAAACATGGAGAGTTTGAGAAAGTTAAACAAATGATGGATGGTAAGCTTGCTAAATATCTAGACGATCCAAAGCAAGCTAAGAAATTGGCTAATGCATTAAAGACAGCAATTAATTCTGTTTATGGATTGACTAGTGCAAGATTTGAAAACAAACTTAAAGATCCTAGAAATATTGATAACATAGTTGCAAAGTATGGCGCTTTATTTATGATTAATCTTAAACATGAAGTTCAGAAGAGAGGATTTACAGTTGCTCATATTAAGACCGACTCAATTAAGATCCCTAATGCTACTCCTGAAATTATTCAGTTTGTAATGGATTATGGCAAAGAGTATGGATATTCTTTTGAACATGAAGCAACATATGAAAAGATGTGTTTGGTTAATGAATCAGTTTATATTGCTAAATATGATAGTGAAGAACATGATTTTGAATTATCAACTGGTGAAAAAATAAAGACAAGTTGGACAGCAACAGGAGCACAATTTGCTGTTCCATATGTGTTTAAAACTTTATTTACTAATACTAAGATAAATTTCAAAGATGTTTGTGAAACAAAATCAACAACCACATCATTATATTTGGATCTTAATGAATGTTTGGGGCCAGATGAACATTTATATAAGTTTGTTGGTAGAGTTGGATCATTTGTTCCTGTTAAGCCTGGAAATGGTGGCGGTATACTTTTATATTTGAAAGGTGAGCAATTAGTTTCAGTTACAGGAACAAAGAAAAAAGGTAAAGTAAGTAAAGATGAAGAACCATGTTATAGATGGCTTGAAGCTGAATCAGTAGATGATAAAAAGTATACTGATATTTTGGATGAGAGGTATTATCGAGGATTAGTCGATGATGCCATTGAAACAATTTCAAAGTTTGATGATTTTGAGTGGTTCAGTTCTTGAGCCACTCTTAATTAATTTTATTTTAAAGGAGAAAAAATATGTCAGAACAGAAGAGAGTTAGTAACATTACAATTGAAGGTGCTAAGTTGATATTTAGAAACTTCTCTGGTAAGGTAACAGAATTTAACAAGAATGGTAATATGAGTTTTAGTGTTGTTCTTGATGATGAACTCGCAAAGCAGCTTGAAGCAGATGGATGGAATGTAAAGTATAGAAAGCCTAGAGAAGATGATCCTGATCAGTATCGTCAGCCATTCCTTCCTGTAAAGATTAAGTTTGGTATGTATCCTCCTACAGTAGTTATAATTACAAGTAGAGGAAAGAAGAGACTTGATGAGAATACAATTGGTCAGCTTGATTGGGTTAGAATTCAGAATGCTGATGTTCAGATTAGACCTTTTACATATCCGGCAATGCAGGGAAGACCAGAAGGTATTTCTGCATATTTGAAGACTTTGTATGTAACAATTATTGAAGATCCTCTCGATACAAAGTATGCTGATATTCCTGACATTGATGTAATGCCTGGACAGATCGAACTTCCGTTTGATACATGATTTATATTTAAGGAGAAGATATGGCTATAGAATTGCGAGATTATCAAGTTGAAGCTATAGACAATCTTAAAAACGGCTCCATCCTGTGTGGTGGAGTCGGCTCCGGTAAATCTAGAACTTCACTTGCATATTTTTATACAAAAGTATGTTTTGGTAAACTAAGAATAAATGGCGAAGGACAATCAAGACTACCTTTATATCCTAGAGATCTTTACATTATTACAACTGCTAAAAAGAGGGACTCAAAAGAATGGGAAAAAGAATGTTCCGAGTTTGGATTATCAACGGACAATGATATTTCAATATGTCATATAAAAGTTACTATTGATAGTTGGAATAACATAAAAAAGTATACTAAAGTTTATGGAGCATTCTTTATATTTGATGAACAAAGAGTTGTTGGAAAAGGTGCTTGGGTTAAAGCATTTTTAAAGATAACTAGAATGAATCAATGGATTCTTGCCTCTGCAACGCCTGGTGATAAATGGGAAGATTATATTCCTGTATTTATAGCTAATGGTTTTTATAAGAATAAAACTGAATTGTCTAATGAACATTTTGTATATGATAGGTTTGCTAAATATCCAAAAGTTAAAGGATATATTAATGAAAACAAACTTAGAAAATTCCGTAATGATATTTTAGTTCATATGGAAGATGACAGAGTAACAGTTAGACATAGGGAAGAAATTAAATGTAATTATGATAAAGAGCTATACCGAAAGATATTTAAAGATAGATGGGACATTTATGATGATTGTCCTATACAAGAAGTAGGAAAGCTATTCTATTTGTTAAGAAAAGTTGTTAATTCTGATATTTCAAGAGTAGAAGCTGTTGATAATATAGTAACAAGATTTGATAAAGTAATTATATTTTACAACCATAGCTATGAACTTGACATTTTGAGAGAGTATTGTTCAAGTAATGAAATACCGTATTCTGAATGGAATGGGCAAAAACATGAAGAAATTCTCGATACTTCTCGTTGGGTATATTTAGTACAATATACAGCAGGATGTGAAGGATGGAATTGTATAACAACTAATGTAATTATATTTTACAGCCAAAGTTACAGCTATAGACAAACAGAACAAGCGGCTGGTAGAATAGATAGAATTAATACGCCTTTTACTGATTTGTATTATTTTTATTTAAGATCCAGCTCACCAATTGACTTAGCAATAAGAAGAGCGTTAAAACAAAAGAAGAACTTTAATGAAAGTTCATTTAGATTGTAATAGCAGTAAAATTCTATTATATTTTTTATCTCGCGTCGTAATCTTACCCTATAATGGAGAGATATGGATACATACGGGACTTGGCAAGTCCTGTTTAAATGGTTGGCCTAATAGCCATTGTATCTTCTCTTATATTTTTTCGGAGGTGTTCTTATGGCTGAATCTAAATTTCAGAAGAAGCTTATTAAAGATATTAAAGAGCGCTTCCCTGGCTCTATTGTGATGAAGAATGATCCAAATTATATTCAGGGCATTCCAGATCTCACAATACTTTACAAAGATAAGTGGGCAACATTAGAAGTAAAGAAAGATGAGAAAGCAACACATAGACCAAATCAAGATTATTATGTAAAAGAGATGAATGATATGAGTTTTTCTGCATTTATATTTCCAGAGAATGAGGAGGAAATACTAAATGATTTGGAACGATCATTCAAAACAAGTTCCTGAAGGAGCACATGCATTTTTAGGAGCAAGTAAATATTCTTGGCTTAATTATGATGAAAGTAAATTAATAGAAGTATATTCTAATTTACTTGCAAAAGAAAAAGGAACAGAATTACATGCTATAGCATGCTCCTTAATAAAGAATAATATAAAACTTCCAGCTTCTAAGAAAACATTAAATCAATATGTAAATGATGCTATTGGTTTTAAGTTAAGTCCTGAGAGAGTATTATATTACTCTCCTAATTGTTTTGGCACTGCTGATACAATAGGATATTCTGATAAGAAAAAGTTTCTTAGAATTCATGATTTAAAAACTGGAAAAGTTCCTGCTTCACTTCATCAGCTTGAAATTTACGCTTCTTTATTTTGTTTAGAATACAATATAAAACCTGGTGAATTAAATGGAATTGAATTAAGAATCTACCAGAATGATGATATTTTGATAGGTAATCCAGAAGCTGATGATATATTACCAATAATGGATAAAATAGTAACTTTTGATAAGATAATTATGAGAATCAAGGAGGATAGCCAAGAATGGATGTTATAAATAATGATATTTTACATAGTGGCGTAGCTCATGATGAGAATCCTCCTGGAAGAGGTTCTGGTCGTTATGCTTGGGGATCTGGCGAAAATCCAAGACAACATCAATTTGATTTTCTTTCAGAAGTTAGTAATCTAAGAAAAAACGGATATTCTGATGAAGAGATTGCTAAAGTTCTTATAGGTGAAAAAGCAAAACCTTCAGAATTAAAAGCAATGATATTTAGTAGTGTAACAGTATCAAATTCTAAGATTAATGAAATGAGAAAAAGTGGAATGACTGATTCTCAAATAACAGAAGTTATATTTGGTCCAGGTTTTACTGTAAATGATTTAAAGGCTAAAATGGCTATTGCCGATAAAAGAGAAAGAATGGAAATGGTTAAATTAGTAACTGAAGAGTATGCTAAAACCATAACCGATGCAAATCCAAAAGGAAATAAATCGGAAGTAGCAAGAAAGCTAGGAATAAATGAAAGCTCTGTTAGATCATATTTAGATGAAGCAAAAGCTTCGAATGGAAATAAATATTGGCAAACAGCTGACGAATTAAGAAGAGCTATAGATAAAAGTGGAATAGGAGTAATTGATGTTTCAAAAGGAACTGAGATATCTTTAGGAGTTACTGATAATACTAAAAAAGTTGCTATAGCATTACTTCAAGAAGAAGGATATGTAAAAACATGGGTTCAAATTCCACAAATGGGAACTCATGAAAAAACAACAATGATGGTATTAGCTGCTCCTCCATCTGAAGGAGAAAGTTATAAAGATGTTATATCTAAAGTTCAAAAGAATAAGTATGATATTTCTTCTATTGATGACTATTCTCCAGATGCCGGTATTTCATTTTTTGTTCCAGAATATCCTTCTAGTATGGATTCTAATAGAATCTATATTCGTAAATCATCAGAAGGTGGTAAGGATAAAGATGGTGTTATTGAATTAAGAAGAGGTGTTAAAGATTTAAGCCTTGGAAATTCGCAATATGCACAAGTTAGAATTGCTGTTGATGATAGTCATTATATGAAAGGAATGGCTATATATTCTGATGATATTCCTGAAGGTTATGATGTCGTTTATAATACAAGTAAACCTGATGATTGGCCAATGATTGGTCCTGATAAAAATAAAGAAATTTTAAAGAGACTTAAAGATGATAAAGATAATCCTTTTGGAGCAACAATTAAAGAAGGCGGTCAATCATATTTTGAAGATCCAAAAGGAATATATGTTAAAGATGGCGAAGGTTATAAAAAGGCAAAGAAATCAGACCAAGGAAAACAAAGATATTCTCTTTCTCCTATAAATAAAATAAATGAGGAAGGTGATTGGGATACTTGGTCAAGAAATTTAAGTTCACAATTTTTATCAAAACAGCCATTAAAACTTATAAATCAACAAATTGATTTAACAGTTGCTTCAAAAAAAGCCGAATTAGATGAAATAATGAACTTAACGAATCCTGTAATAAAAAAGAAGCTTCTTAGTGATTTTGCAGAACAATGTGATAAACAAGCTGCCGATTTATCTGTTAAAGGATTCAGAAATCAAGCATTTCAAGTTATATTACCTGTTACTGGTTTAAAAGAAACGGAAATTTATGCTCAAAATTTTAAAGATGGTGATACAGTTGCTCTTGTTAGATATCCTCATTCGGGTATATTTGAAATTCCTGTGTTAACTGTTAATAATAAGAATAAAGCTGGAAAAGATATTTTGGGCAATGCCAAAGATGCCGTTGGAATAAATCCAAAAACAGCAGCTATATTATCTGGTGCAGATTTTGATGGAGACACAGTTGTTGTTATTCCTATGAAATCAAATAATGTTAATGTAAAATCTAGAAAACCTTTTAAAGAATTAATAGATTGGGATTTTCATGATATTTATAGATTGCCAGATGATGCTAAAGCTCCTGCTGAAAGAACAAAACAACAAGAAATGGGTAAAGTAACAAATCTTATTATGGATATGACATTGGCCGGAGCCGAAGATGAGGATATTTTAAAAGCAGTAAAACATTCAATGGTTGTAATTGATATGGTTAAGCATCGACTTGACTATAAACAATCAGAGAAAGATAATGATATTATAGCTTTAAAAAAGAAATGGCAAGGAACATCAAGAAACGGTCAGCCAAAAGGAGCATCAACTATAATTACAAGAGCTAAGTCAGAAGCACATCCAAATAAAAGAAGAGAAATTACAAGGGAATCAGATATG